ATACACTAAAAGTCTTAACGTGAGGCCAATAAATAGCTGCATATGAACTATTTATTGGAGATGTTCTTGACCCAGCGGTGCTAGTTGATTTTCCGTTAGTCCAATCAATAGCATCTTGTGTAGTTCCTATAGCTAGTGGTGGAGCTACTAGAGCTATAAAATCTTGTGTAGTTTCAGCTAAAGTAACTAAAGCGTTTTGAACAGATTGTGTATAGATACCTGGGATCAGAGCTATACCTACATTTAATAATGGATCATCAAGAGCTTGCATTCCTGTTTTTGGATCTTGAGTAGCAGTACCTATTAGTGATACAGCCTGTGCAGCGGTGTCACCAACAGAATCACCATTTGTTCCTCCAGCTAAATTAGTACCAGCAGTCTGAATTAATTTATTAAATCTACTTCCACTATCTGATATTAGTGTAGTAGTTATTGGAGATCCTGTTGCCTCTGGAGAAGATGTTGGATCTAAGTATCTTGTAGTAATACTAAACCCTGTTTCACCAACTAATGATGATATTAATTGTGAGTAATCAGTTAATTTTGAAGTAGTAGCATCAGAATCATTTTTATAAATATTACCTTTTATAATATTAGAAACAGTATCAGTCTGACCAGTGTTAATAACATCTTCAATAAATGCTCCAGATCCAACTAAACTTACCTTAAATGTTTCAGTGGCATTACCCTTATCATTAACTACAAAACTAAAGTTTTGACTACCTAAACTATTTAAAGTAATACTATTTCCGCTAGGAGATCCATCAGTTTTAATACCTCCATTATAGCCAGCTCCAGGGTATAAAGATTGAACGAGGTAAGATATTGAGTTTGTTCCTGTGGCAGCTATAGTACCTCCATAGACTTTTACAGCAGAAGCTAAAAGTCCAGAAGCACCGAACGCTGTTGCTCCGCTTAAAGTATTTGTTGCCTGTAAAGCAGAAACTCCGTTAGACACATTAAATGATGTTCCGCTACAAGCTGAAACGGCTAAGTAAGCACCTGAACCAGCAAAGGAACCAACTAAAGCACCAGAAAGACCTAAACTTGTAGCCGCATCGCCTACTTGTGATCCTCCATCAAATACTCCAATTTTATCTGCATCTAAACCGCCTCCAATAATTTTTCTAAGAGCAGCGGCTTGGCTAGTTGCTGTTCCTGCTGGTATTGTAAAGTCCTTACCAGCTTCTGAGTTATCTGGGAACTGTGCTATACCGTTATTATCATAAACCTGAACTCTTAATGTTATGGATGATCCAACACCAAAACCTTGAGAGTCTGCCCAAGCATCTACACCAGAAATAATTACTGCTGGGCAAGAGCCAATACTTACTGTCGCTGAAGCGTCAACGGCATCATCGGCAGCGGCTCGGATGAAATACAAACTATTAGTTTGTTCTAAAATTTCTAAAGAACCCTCTAAACCTTGTCCAGGTATGAATTCAGAAGGCTCACCGAATGTAGTAATAAGCTGATTTTGGTTAGTGATTAAAGTAGCTTTGTTTGTTGGACCCTTACTAGCAAAACCAACAATACCAACAACTGAAGTATTAATACTTGGGGCAAAATCAGAAATATCTTTTTCTATGGTATAAACACCAGGACTTACATAATTAGGCATAACTTATCTCCTAAGCATTTGTAATTTTAAAAATTCTACGTCTATGTAAAGTTTTGATTTGTTCTGTTATATAACTTTCTGGAACAACTACAGACTCCCCCGGAGTTAACCATTTTTCTTTACAACCCTTTTCTGTATTAAAAAATACAGAAATTGATTGTAAACTGTCGTTTTTTATTTGTTTCATAACTAATCTCTCCTTATTATGTACTTTAGAACTAGTAAAAATTTGAAAAGTTTTTTTAAGTACAATTAAACAGGGAAAATACAATCATTAGTAATATTAATCTTTTTTATAATACTTGTATTATTTTCTGATGGTTCTATTGTTTCTCTATAGATATCAGCATAACAAGAGTATAAATAAGCAATTCCATTAACGTACAAAGCGTCGGTTATCTCGAAAACTCCAGAATACTCTTCTCCAGGCTCCAGTGTTGGGATTTGTTTTTCATAAGATAAAGATATACTATTAAAAAGAGTAGAAACTTTATCATTTGGTGACGCTTTCCCCTCCTCCCAAGCAGGATAATCTAAATTAAATCCAGTATTTAATAATGCATTAAAGTTAAAAGGAAGACTCTGCTGTTGCTTATCAGTTGGAAGTTTCCAAATTCCAAAAGTAAAGGGTTTGGATGGGCTAATACCAGTATTTTTTACAGTCCAAGAAAATCTAAGATATTTAATTCCTTGATCTGAATACCATGGAGGAGCTTTAGGTAATTTTTTACCAATTTGTGGAATACAATCATACCAATAATCATTAAAGCCAATTTGATAATTATATTGTGGTACTTTACAACATGTGTCATTGTATTTTTCATCAGGAGGGTATTGTCCAGTATTCCAACAATTTAGAGTTACATAGTTTGATTCAAATTTTGTTACTTCTAAATTAGGAGCAGGATAAACAGGAGCATCAAACTCCTCCTCATCACCTTCTGAAGAAGCTAAAACTTGCTCTCCTTCTGCATTTGTAATAATACTTTCAGCAAAACCAAAACCTGCCGTAACTACAGTATTTTGATCAGCCAAAATAACTGCTGCGGGGTGAATACCCGTTCCAGCTTTAGGATAAGGCCCTCCTGGATGAGGAGCAATGATGTCTCCTGGAATAGAAACAGGAAAACCCTCACATGTAATTGTAGGAGATCCAGGACCTACAATAAACCCCCCAGGAGCAACACTATCTATCTGTACTCTGGTGACACCTTTTCCTTGTATAAAAACCTTGGAACTTCCGGTGTTTATATGGCTAGGATCGGGGGCATTACATGTTGGACGATCGCCCTGTACTGTTAGAGGTAATCCCATTATTTTAAATATATATCAGATTTAAACTCTTCTATTTGTCCTGTAGACGTTATTAAGAATTTTGGATTAGGAATGTATGTTTTAAATACTAAATTTAATGTTTTTTTTAAAATTCGATCTTGCTTGTCAGCAGCAGTTAAAGATCCCACATCTTCTTCTGAAATTAAATCAATTTTAGCTATAGTAGAAAACTTAGTTGGTAAAGACATTTCTGGATTAAATTTTAATCTAATTTGTTCTAAAATTTGATCTAAGTCTGATCTGTACTTACTCCAAATATTTAATTGGTAATTAATATTTATTGCTCTGGGGGATAAACTTAAAAGTCTAAATGCTCTGTTTTTTTCTTCATCAAAATACTTTTCATGAACAAGAATACTTTCATATCTTCTTCTTTTATCATCATTATCAGAAGTAGTTTGTCCTATTGATATTATAGGTAATATTATATTGTTTTCTTGTTTTAATTTAGCTACTGTTCTTTCTGCATTTCCATAAATACATTTTACATCTTTTACTTGATCATCATCATCAAAATAAACAATATCATTAAATGAAGCTATTAAAGATCTTAAAGATTCTTTGTAAACAAAAGAAATATTTGTTTTAGCTTGAGTCATTTTAAATATTTTTTTTCTTATTTCAACTTCTCTAGTACTGTAGTATCTACTTTTTGAAGTAAAAGAAGAGACATCGCTTGTAGTTGAATATTCGTTTATTTGGTATTGATTAGAATTCATCTTGATCACCTCCAGAGTAACCACCTAAATCTTCGCTAGTATTAAGTAGTGGTGTATCTTGAATTTCGTTTGTATCTCGAAGAAGTTTCGCTGAACATACTAAGTGATACACTCCGTAAGATTCAAAACTATCTTCAACTACTTCAAAAATCTCATATTTTTGGTTTTGAAATACAGGTTTTATTACGTCCCCAGGAATAACACTTCGTCCTAATTTAGTCTCAATGTAGCTTTTATTAAATGTGAAAAGTTGGTCATTAGTTAATTCAATACCAAACTGAGTTAATTCTTCACTCATAGCTACTGGATCGTAATGTCCGTGGACGACTATAGGATCTTTAGCTATAGGTTTATTTCTAGACTCCATATATACTGGATCGTATTCTTCGGTTTGATGATATTTATAAAAATAAAATTTAGATCCAGACAATCTAATTAATTCATCATCTACAAGATTAAATAAGTTTATATCAGGATTTTCCTGATCAAACATATTTAATAAACTGTCTTCTATATCAACATCAGGTAGTTTTGGAAGATTTGTTGTTATCTTGTAGTTTTTATTTTTCATAATTAAAACATTGTGAACACTGGTGGTTCTTCAATTTCTAATAGAAGCTCCTCTTTAAGCTTTTCTTTTTCTTGTTCACTTTGTTGAATTAAATCTTTACCGTTTAAGGAAGCGCCTCCCCCTGGAGATGGAAGAGAAGAGTACTTTCCTCTTATCTCACCTAAGATACTTTTTGCTACTGCTAAAGCGTATCTTTGAATCCAGTTTTTGTAGTAAGGATGCATAGTCCCAGAATCTAAACCTCTATAAATTAAAATAACCCTTTCATTAAAAACTGGAGTAGGGTATAATTGAAGCATGTTTCCATTAATTAAATCCCAAGAACCTTCCTGACTAAGTATTTTACGCATAGTTTCTAAATGTGTTTGAAGTAAATAAAAATCAGAAACTTGAAAATTACTAAAAACAAAATTATCTTGAAAATATTTTATAAAGAAATCAAACTCCAAGCTTCCAGCCATATTCTGAATACTTAATAATGACTTTTTATAAACACAATAAGTTAAATTATTTGCTATGTGTGTAGGAAGCATATAAGTATTAACTCCAGCCGAACATTCAAATGTAGCTATTTGTGTTGCCCAAAAAGGGGCGTGATAATCTATTTGAGTCAATGCTTCATCTATGGCAGTTTTTATTTGAAAATCAGTAAGCTCAACACGAACTACTGGATACCCAAGTCTAGATAAAATATAATCTTTTATAGATTCTTCATAAAATGTAAATTCAATAGAATCAGAAAAAGTAGAATTATTTAACTTAGACCCATCTATAGCAGTTGAGTAGATATCCGTATCTCCTAGATTTCTACCTCCATAAGTTCCAAACGTATCTCCGTATCCTAATAGTTTAGGATCAACTCTGGGTGCTGCTGCTGCCATCTAAAAATACCTCTTTTGTTTTTGGTCTTCCTATCTTTTTTTTAGGCTTTTCTGGTTTATTTATTACTTCTAAAAATCTAGATTCTATAAAATTTTTAGATTCAAAAAATTCTCCAGGTCGAATCTCTATAACTTCTCCATCTATATATAGAAGCATATTCCATCGACACCTGCTTTTATATTTATACATAAAAAACCCCCATAAACTATTTAGGTAAGAAAGGAGGGTCAGAGGAGTAAAAAAAACCTCTGACCCTCCTATTAATTAGTACTAATTATCTCAGCTTACTGTTGAACCATTTATTGCTGTGTTACGAGCAAATGGTG